AAGGTTATGATGAATGGTGGTTTATAAATGAAGAAGGTCAAAAAGAATCATTAGAGAAGGTTGTAAATGTCCACAATTAGTTGTAAATGGCGAGCCAAAAAAAAATGTATGGTTAATCCAGACGGTCAAGTTTTTCAATGTTGTTATTTAAAGGAAGACTTTCCTGTCAATCATTGGAGAACAGACCAGAAAGATGATCCTGTTATTAAACAATATAAATTTGAAGATAACAATTTAAATAATCACAGTTTAAAAAGCATATTGAACAATGAATGGTTTACAAAAATATTGCCTGATAGTTGGAAGAATCCTGACACAGCGCCGAAAGCTTGTCAGCTAAATTGTAAGGAGGAATAATAAATATGATTATGGCAATATCTAAAGAATCATACCAAGACCTTAAAGCCTATTGGGACTATCAAAGATTAAGAGAGTATAACAAAGAACTTTTAAGGCACCGATTAAGCAGAGTAAAAGCTCAAATGTCTAATCATATGATTGGACCAGGTCAGTTAGACGCTAATGCTATGTTTGAAGATATATGGGTGAACGTACAAGATGAAGATTTAGAAAACCCATTACCAGGTTGGATACCACAAGAAGAAAAATTACGATTCGAGTGGGAAGGTGAACCAGACAATACAGTTAAGTTGCCTAAATATAAGGGAGGAAGACCAGTAATATTGAGAGCAAGACCAGAAGATGTATGGGAATAAATGCAGATTATTATATACAAACAACAAAAGTATATGACATACAATTTTCATAGATCAGAGCTTGACATTATCAGAAAGATATGTTATGATTTAGGTATAAAATATTATTGTATTAACTATCAAGGAGAATAAATGAGTAATGATTTTTTGAAAGACATAATTAAAGAAACTGGCAATGAATATGCTAGTTTAGCAAGTGAGGGACTGGACACAGGTGATGTTGATAGTTTTATTGACACAGGATCGTATGCTTTAAATGGTTTACTATCTGGTTCAATCTATGGAGGCTTGCCGTCAAATAAAATTACTGCTATCGCAGGTGAAGCTGCAACAGGTAAAACTTTCTTTGCATTAGGTATTATAAAACACTTCCTTGATAAGAACAAAGACGCAGGTGTAATTTACTTTGAGTCTGAAAGTGCATTAACAAAAGATTTAATTGAGGCTCGTGCTATTGATAGTAAAAGAATGGTTGTAGTGCCAGTTTCTACAGTACAAGAGTTTAGACATCAATCAATCAAAGTGATTGACAAGTATATAGAACATAGTGAAGACAAAAGAAAACCATTGATGTTTGTATTAGATAGTTTAGGTATGTTATCTACTACAAAAGAAATGGAAGATACTGCTGAAGGTAAAGAAACTAGAGATATGACAAGGTCTCAAATTGTTAAGGCTGCATTTAGAGTTTTAACATTGAAATTAGGTAAGGCAAAAGTGCCAATGATTATGACCAACCACACTTATGATGTGATTGGTTCAATGTTTCCACAAAAAGAAATGGGCGGTGGTTCAGGTTTGAAATACGCTGCTAGTAATATTGTATACCTATCTAAAAGAAAAGAAAAAGATGGTAAAGAGATTATAGGTAATATAATACATTGTAAGAATTATAAGTCAAGGCTGACAAAAGAAAACGCTAAGATTGATGTAAGATTAACTTACGACAAAGGTTTAGATAAACATTATGGTTTATTAGACCTGGCAATTAAACACGGTATATTTAAATCAGTATCAACAAGAGTAGAATTACCAGACGGAAGTAAACAGTATGCTAAAACAATCAATAATGAACCTGACAAATTCTTTACTAAAGAGATTCTCGCTAAGATTGACCAAGCAGCCAAAAAAGAGTTTCTCTATGGCACAGAATAAAAGATACGTCTTTGCTCAAAGAGATGTTGACGATTATAGTTGTATAAAGATTGTAGAAGGACAATATCAGGATATCATATACACATATGGGCACGTAAAATTTGCCTCCGAGGAAAATGACCAAGGTCAGTTACCTTTAAAATTTGATTATGATATAAAGAAAAATCCTAACAATGTTGACACCACAAGTATTGATTTTAGAAATTACATTGGTGATATATTAATAGAAGTAGTTGAGAAACAATTGGAAAATGGAACAATTAGATTTGACAAATAAGTATATAAAAACTTATGATAATGTTTTGACAAAAGAAAACTGTCAGCATTTAATAGATAAATTTGAAGACTCATCCTCACAATGGGTTAAAACAGATTTAGATAACCATAGACATTTTACAGAAATCAATTTAAATTTACACAAGGATTGGCAAGACTATGCTAAATTATTATTTGATAAGTGTAGATCACTTGTTGACAAATATACAAAAGATGTTAAAATAGATAATGTAAAACAATGGCCAGAAACTTTTGGCTTTGAACAGATAAGATTTAAGAAATACGAAGACAATGATAAAGATGAGTTTAAACAACACGTTGATGTTACAGATTACAATAGTGCTAGGAGATTTTTAGTTATATTTTTATATTTAAATGATAATGATGGCGGCGAAACAACATTTGCAGATTATGATATTAGAGTTAAACCACAAGCTGGTAAGGCTCTTTTGTTTCCCCCATTGTGGACTTACCAACACACAGGTGAAAAACCAAAAAATAAACCAAAGTATATTGTAGGAACTTATCTCCATTATGTCTGATCAATTTGAAAAAACACTTTTATCCAATCTAATATTCAACGAAGATTTTACTCGTAAAGTTATTCCTTTTCTAAAGGAAGATTTCTTTAAAGATAGGGATCAAGTAACTTTATTTAACATCATTAATACCTTTGTTATAAAATATAATAATCTTCCTACAAAAGAAGCCATATCAGTTGAGCTATCTAATAACAAAACACTTACCGAAGACGAATTTAAAAATACAAATCAATTATTAAACAGTTTAACATATGACGAAGTTGAACAACAATGGTTGTTAGATACAACTGAAAGATGGTGTAAAGATCGTGCTGTTTATAATGCTGTACTCAAAGGTATAAAAATTATAGATGGTAAAGATAAGAAACATACACCAGAAGCAATACCAACTATATTATCAGAAGCACTTGGTGTTTCATTTGATTCACACATAGGACACGATTATTTAAAACAAACAGAAGACCGATTTGAATATTACCATAGAACTGAAGAAAGATTAAAATTTGATTTAAGTTATTTTAATAGAATTACAAAGGGTGGCTTACCACCAAAAACTTTAAACGTAGCACTTGCAGGCACAGGTGTAGGTAAATCTTTGTTTATGTGCCATCTGGCTGCGTCTATGATAAGTCAAGGTAAGAATGTATTGTACATTACTTTAGAGATGGCTGAAGAAAGAATTGCTGAAAGAATAGACGCCAACTTATTAGATGTAACCATTGATGACCTTTATGAAATGCCTAAAGCGATTTATGATAATAAAGTTTCTAAACTTCAAAACAAAATAAATGGTCAACTTATTATAAAAGAATACCCTACTGCTGCTGCTCATAGTGGTCATTTTAAAAATTTACTTGATGAACTTGCATTAAAGAAATCATTTAAACCAGATGTATTGTTTATAGATTATTTAAATATATGTTCAAGTAGTAGATTTAAAGGTGGAAACATATCATCATATTTTTATGTTAAGGCAATCGCTGAAGAATTAAGAGGCCTTGCAGTACAATATAATGTACCAATAATGTCTGCTACACAAACAACAAGAACTGGTTATATGTCAAGTGATGTGGGGTTAGAGGATACTTCAGAAAGTTTTGGTCTTCCTGCAACAGCAGACTTTATGTTTGCTCTTATATCAAATGAAGAATTAGAAGAACTTAATCAGATGAAAGTTAAACAATTAAAAAATAGATACAATGATCCTGCAATCAATAGAGCATTTATCATAGGTGTTGATAGAGCTAAAATGAGATTGTATGATGTAGAACAAACAGCACAACAGATTGTAGATAGTAATCAGGAATCAAAAGAGAATATAGAGAAACCATCAGGTCCACAACCTGCTGAAGCGTATGATAAATTTTCAGATTTTAAAGTATGATTAAAAAGATGAACAAACCTGCAAGAAAAAGAAAACCATCCATCTATTATAAAACAGAAATGGTTAAAGTAAAAGGTGATATACTTTGGCGTGCTGTAGAAATGCCAAGTAAATTAGTTTTGAAAGAATCATTTTTTGAGGAAGATGTCAAACAACTTGTTAAGTTTCAGAACAAACACAAGACATTTGGTGTATTTGGATTTCCTAAATTTTTTGATATAAGAAAATCAGAGGAAATAATACTAGATAATGGTAAATCTTCTTATAATCACCCACCATCCACAAGAGGTCGCAGATAGACATACATAAATATATGTATGGCAGGTGCAATAGAAACAAAAAAACAAGAGAATGGCTCAAAGGTCGTATTTGAGTCTGTAATAGAAAAAGGACAGTTCCCAGCAACGTCTTTAATTGAAAAGGTATATCCCAATGTACCTGCAAAGTGGGTTGACACTTACAAACTCCAATCAACAGCCCTTAAAAAATATTTAGGTTATCATAAACATTTTGTTTATAGTAGAGATGAAGGTATAATGCCTTTCATTGAAAAACTAGCGAATAAAAAAATGGGTGTGTCTAAAAAGGATGCTTGGAATCCTATGGACATTATCATAGTTAAAAAACAAGCTGAAGCTAAGGTAATGAAACAGATTGAGAAGATAGCAGACACTAATGGTATGTTACCTAAAGATAAACTTATACAGTTAAATCTTTATATGAAAGACCTTTTACAAAAAAGAATTATGATACCTATTTCTCTTAAAGAGATAAAGGTAGGTGTAAGAGAAGCTCATATTGATGAATCTAATGTAGGTGCAAAGTCAAAAGGTGTAAGATTTAGGTTAGTTCCTAAATCATTAACTTGTGATTTAGATGTAACCAAACCACCTCTATTAGATACAGGAGAGTTTGGTTTTAAAATGTTTGTAGATGATGAGATGGTCAAAGTGCAAGTAAGAAGTTTTAGATATAGTAAACCAAGCACAAGTGTACAAACAGATTTAACTCCTATAGGTCGTCAAAGTGGTGCCAAATTAGGTAAAGCAGCTGCTGACGCAATGGTTCAGTTTTTAACAAAAGCTAATTTACAAAGACCTCTATCACCAACACAAGATCCAATGATTGCAGTTGATGGTAAATTTACAAAAGCTCAAATAAATTTTTGGGATAAATTTTACAAAACTATAAAAGATGTTGCGATAGAAAAAGAGAAAGTAAATTGGGATGCACCAATAGATTTAGGTAGTAAACGTGTTACCTTTCAAAGAATAATAGAATATTGTTTAGCAAATAAAGACAAAGATAGAAATGTTTTAGGTAGATTGTATTCAAAATTAGTAACATTAAGACATATAAAAATGTATCAAACTATAAGTCAGAAGAAAAAATTTAATGAATGGTTAAGTGTTCTATATTATGGTGCTAAAAAAGAGTTTTCAGATACAAACGGCCCTTTCATAAAGATATATTAATATAAATAGTCAAGTAAGTAGTGATTTATTAATGGAACTAGTGGATTTTCGCTTGACTAAAAGCGTCAAATTTGTTATAATGGACATAGTGGGAGACAAATGTATAGTTTTAAACAATATTTAAATGAGGCAAAGAACACTCATTTAGAACATTTAGAAGACGAAATAATTAATAACGGTTACGAAGGTGGCCTTAACGCAGTAGAATTTCTTAAATCATTAAGAAATATGCTGACAGGATCATCACGTAAACGTTTAAATGTATCTGTTAAATGGGATGGAGCACCAGCAGTATTCTGTGGTATCAATCCTGAAAACGGAAAGTTCTTTGTTGGATCAAAATCTGTATTCAACGTCACTCCTAAAATCAATTACACACAAGCAGACATAAGAAGAAATCACGGTGGTGGTTTAGCAAAAAAATTAGCAATCTGTTTAAAAGAATTGCCGAAACTTAATATAAGTGGTGTTGTACAAGGCGACTTGTTATTTACACCAGGTGATATTAAGTCGGTATCTATAAGAGGTGAGGATGCTATTGCATTTACACCTAATACTATAACATATGCCGTCCCAGAAAATACTGACCTTGCCAGAAGAATTACAAGAGCTAAATTAGGTATCATTTTTCACACTACTTACACAGGAAGAAAAATGGCAGACTTAAAAGCAGGCTTTGGCGTCAATGTAAAACGATTAGCAAAGACGCCATCAGTATTTTTTGATGACGCAAGTTATAAAGACTCATCTGGTGTTGCTACATTTACAACTGCTGAAAGCGCTCAGTATGATGGTATGTTAAGAATGGCAATGGGATCAATATCAAAAGGTAAAAGAATTTTAGATTTATTAAAAAGACAAACCAATATATTATCAGTTGGTGCAAGATTAAAAATATATTTTAACACAATGATTAGACAAGGTCAATCAGTTAGTAATGTTAAAAGATTACAAGCAGATTTTAGAAAATATTATGCTTCAGTTTTAGATGATGAAATGTCTAAAAGAAAAACAGATACAGCTAAAAGAAAATACAAAGCAATAAGAGATGATGGTTTAAAATTTATTGATAGATATGATAATGAAATTTACTTTGCAATTGCAAGTTATGTTACCTTACAAAGAGCTAAAACTTTTCTTGTAAGTAAGATGAATCAAATAAAATCTATTGGTACATTTTTACAAAAAGGCAATGGGTTTGTAGTAACAAATCCTGAAGGTTATGTTGCTGTTGATAGAATGGGTAACGCAGTAAAATTAGTAGATAGACTAGAGTTTAGTACCGCAAACTTTACTTTAGCAAAAAATTGGGTAAAAGGATAATGAATAAACAATACGCTTATTTTCTTTTGAAAAAAAAGAGAATGCAAAAGAAAAGAAAACCAAGAAAGAGAAAGAAATGATAACGTCTATAAAAAAATTATATAATTGGAAGATTAATCTAATCAGAAAGTATCCTGTTTGGTGTGCTTATGGTGCTTGGGTTGAAGGATTCCTAATAGCATTGCTAATAGTATGGATATGGTAAAATGATTACTGTAGAAAAAAGATATAAGGATTCAAATGACAAATGGGAATTTGATATGATTTATGTTGATGGTATGGAAGGCGGGAAACAAAGAGAAGAAGACCTTGCTAAACAAATGGAAGATAAAGATAGTGAAAGTCATTTTGAATATAGAGTAGAACGTAAATGAAAGGTTTTAGAGATTTTATATTTGAACAAATAGGTCGTATGAGAATTGTGATGTTAGGTGGACCAGGTTCAGGTAAATCTACTTATGCAGAATATTTAATTAAACACTTTGATATAACACATATTTACCCAGG